ATGCAAAGCGGTGTCGTCCTACGACTCAGGGCTTCTGCAAATCAACTCGTCGTGGGTGACAGTCACTTCGCAGGTGTGCGGAACCAAGTGGGGCGACCTGCGTCCGTTGCGCACCTCATCCTGCAACCTGAAGGTCGCCAAGTATCTGTTTGAGAACGGCGGATTGGGTAACTGGGGTTTCTAAATCGGTCTACGGTCGATTGGGCGTGTCACTATTGCCAGCCCTATGGCACCCGTTGACGCACCTTCCCACACCGTCCTTCCCGTTGGCTTTCTTGACGAGGTGATGTACCTGCTTCGCAGGCTCGTCGTTCACGGCGAGGAACAGCAGATGTTGTTCCGAGTCATGGACACCGCTTCGCGCGTGCGCCACACATCCACCTCGGTCAAGTCCTGCGACTGTTCTAAGCGCTGATAGCCTGCGGGGAAACGTGACCTTCGTGTCTCCGCCTCCCTCGTTCGTACCCAGCGTGGTCTAAGGGTAGTTCGGGACACGTCTGTCCAAGAACTAGTCGGAGGGACGGATGGCAAAGTACCGAGCGCTCGTAGGCATCGAGTACGCATCGCGCCGCGCCGAAGCGGGCGACATCGTCGACGACATCCCCGCGAAGTCCATCAAGTGGCTCCGCGAACAGAATCTCATCGAGGCAGTCGACGCTAAGGGCGCTCCCGTTGCCGACGATCCCAGCGAAGGAGACGACGAGTGACTTTTCGCCACGGCAAGAACACAAAGGTGCTGTTCGCTGAATACGACCTGTCGTCGTACTTCAATGAAGCATCCGCTTCGCAGTCCATCGAGACGGGCGAAACCACGACGTATGGGACGAACTCCAAGACCTACGTCACAGGTCTGGCTGACGGCACCATCTCCCTGAACGGTCTGTTTGACGGTTCAGCCAATGGCGTCGACGCAGTCCTTTCCGCCAAGATTGGCGACTCGGCAGGCGCAATCATCACCGTCGCCCCCGAAGGTCTCGCATTCGGCTCGCGCCTCAAAAGCGCACAGACACTCTCAACGTCCTACGAAATCTCCAGCCCCGTTGCCGACGTTGTTTCGGTGACCGCCGAGGCACAGGTTTCAGGAGGAATCGGAAACGGCATCAGCCTCCGCGACCTTTCCGCCGCCACCGCGACTGGCAACGGCACCGCGCACGACAACTCCGCATCAACGGCAAACGGCGGTGCAGGCGTCCTGCACGTCACCGCCAACTCCCACAATGCGGGATCCACCTTCAAGATTCAGCACTCCGCAGACAACTCGACGTGGGCTGACCTCATCACTTTCACCGCAGTCAGCACCACCACGCTGACAAGCGAGCGCGTCGCCGTCACAGGCACAGTCAACCGTTACCTGCGCGCGTCATGGACGCTGGCAGGAACGGGAAGCATCACATTCCACATCAACTTCTCACGCTAAGGAGAAAACATCATGGCATTCCGTCACGGCAAGAACGCGGTCTTCAAGTTGGACAACTCGTCGGGAACCCTCGTCGACCTGTCCGCCTATCTGGACGAAATCTCAATGCCCCGCTCCATCGAGACGGGCGAAACCACCACCTACGGAACCAGCGCCAAGACGTACGTCACGGGCTTGTCGGACGCGACCGTGTCGCTGTCGGGCAAGTTTGACGCCACCGCCGACGCGCACTTCTCGGGCATCATCAGCGCCCTGTCCGCAGGAACCATCGACAGCGTTTCCTTTGAGTACGGCAAGGAAGGCTCCGCTTCGGGGCGCGTCAAGTACTCGGGCGAAGCAATCGTGACGTCGTACGAAGTGTCAAGCCCCGTGGCTGACGTCGTGACGTTCTCGGCAGAACTCCAAGTGACAGGTGCAATCACCCGCGGCACTTGGTCGTAACAAAACAACGTGACCTCTGTGTCCTCAATCCCGCAAGGAGAAAACGTGTCCATTCGTGACCGCATCCTGTCTGCCAAAGACACCCATTCCGAAATCGTCGAGATCCCCGAATGGGGTGTGACGGTTGAACTCCGCTCCATGAGTGGAGCCGCGCGCGCCGTCCTCATGCAGGAAGCCGTGCAGTCGGAAGGCAACATCAACATGGCAAAGGTCTATCCCGACCTCATCATCCAGACCTGTTTCGATCCCGAGACAGGCGAGCCTGTGTTTGAGGCAAACGACCGCGACCTGATTATGAGCAAGAACGGGTCAATCCTCGACCGACTGGCGGAAGTGGCGACAAGGTTGTCGGGCTTCAACGACAAGGCGGTCGACGAAGCGGGAAAAGACTCCTAGACAATGGCGAGTTGCGTTTCCAGTACGAACTTGCTGAACGGCTGGGACGCACTCGTGAGGAATTGCTGTACGGGTCGGGCGCGCACCGTCCCATCAGCGCCGCTGAGATGACGCATTGGCGCGCGGTGTGGAAACTCCGTGCGTGGGAAGAGGAACAATCAATGAAGCGCGGAAGGAGATAAAGCATGGCGACTGTGTTTGATGTGCTTGCTCGTTTCCGCGCGGACGTTACCGACTACACGCGCAACGTTGACCGTGCGTCCAAGTCGACGCAGAACTTCCAGTCCGCCAATCAAGACGCCAGCAAGCGTGGAATGGGCGCGTTCGGAATGCTTGCTGGACGTGTCTCCATGCTTGGAACCGCCATCATCGGCATGACTCAAACCGCTGGAATGATGGGTATCCGAACCGCGCAGGCAAACGAACAGGCGGCGATCGGGTTCAAGGTCATGCTTGGTTCAGCCGAGAAAGCCAAAGAGTTCATGGACGAACTCATCAAATTCTCCGCCGCGACACCGTTTGAACTTCCGCAGTTGAGAACTGCCGCGTCCGCGTTGCTGTCAACGGGTGTGGAGGCAAAGCGCATCATTCCAATCATGCGCGTGCTTGGTGACGCCACCTCCGCAAAGGGCTACGGAGCGGATGCCATTCAGCGAGCCGTGTACGCCCTTCAGCAAATGTCGACTGCGGGACGAGCCACGGGTCAGGACATGATGCAGTTGACGCAGGCAGGCATTCCGATTTGGGAAGCCCTCGCCGCATCAATGCACAAGACAATCCCCGAAATCAAGAAACTCGGCGAACAAGGAAAGATTTCTGCCGAGGATGTCATGGCGGCGATTGAATCGGGCGCAGGCGCTGGACTTCAAAAGGTCAAGGGAATGATGGACGAGCAGTCCCGCACCCTGACGGGTTTGATGTCAACTTTCAAGGACACGCTCGGTCAATCCCTCGGCAAAATGATGGAACCTGCCGTCGCCGCCATCAAGAACGCCCTCCCCGGCATCACGAGTTTGATGGATCAGTTCTTGCAGGCGATTGCCCCCACCGTCAACAGCGTCGTGGGAACAACGCTGAACTCACTCGTTTCTCTTTTGCCTGCCCTGCAACCCGTCATCATCGGGTTCGGCACACTCTTCACGGGCGTCATGTCCGCCATCGCCCCGTTCATTCCGTTGCTCGTTCAGCAACTGACAGCCTTGACACCTATCTTTGACTCTCTTGGGCAATTGGCAGTCGCACTAGGAGAAGCCCTCTTCCCCGTTGCAGAGTCGTTGTTCCCGATGCTCAACACCGCGATCGGCGTCGCCGCCGACTTGTTCGGAGCATTGACTGGATTCATCGCCGACAACACCGACGTCCTAATTGTCGCTGGCGGAGCGTACTTGACGTTCAAGGGAACCATGATGGCAATCGCCGCCTACGGCAAAATCATCGGATTCTTCAAGTTGCTCACAAGCGGAGAGGCGATGGCGACCGCCCAGACGTGGCTGTTCAACTCCGCGCTGTACGCAAACCCCATCGGCGTCGTCGTAGCGGCGATCGCCGCACTCGTTGTCGGCGTTGTTTTGATGTGGAAGAAATTCGAGTGGTTCAGGCGCGCCATCAAGGGAGTCTGGAACTTCATCGTCACAGCCGTCCAGAAAGCCATCAACCTCATCCTCGGCTATTGGGAATGGTGGATCAACAAGTTCATCGACGGTGTCAACCTCATCATCAAAGGCTGGAACAAGATACCGTTCCACAAAGACATAGAACCGCTCAAACACGTCAACATGGAACTCAACATCATGGGTGCCACCATTGACAACAACAAGAAGAAAGCCGAAGGGCTGGGAAGCATCATTAACGG